GCTGATCAAGATTTTTTACAATCTTCTGATGCTAATATTGGTCTTGGTGGTACTGGCGGATTTAAACCTGATTCATTTAAGATTGATGGTTGTTGGGGAATACATTATAATAAAGGACAGAAAGTAATAAATCATAATCATTTTCCTTATGCTATGTCTTTTGCTTATTGTGTGAATGCGCCGGATAAATCTTCTCCTTTGGTTATAGAAGGTCAAAGGATAACTCCTGTTCCTGGTAGAGTAATTTTCTTTTTATCTCATCAATATCATGGAACTCTTCCAAGTAAAGTTGATGGAAGATGTATGATTGTTGGAAATGTTTTATATGCACCCTAAATAAGAAAGTGTGAAGGAAAATGCGCTAGGTATTCATAAATATGGATTATGATAAATCAGAAGATTTCAGAGAATCTGGTATGACCCTTATCACCGAAGTAGAGAGTGACAAATACCTGCGCCGAATCGGCAAGCGTAAGAACATGCAAGAAGGTGAGTTATTTGATAATCAAGAGGAGTGGGCGGATGGATTTGTTGGTAAGTGATAAATAGTAACAGCCTATTGCTGTGTCTAGATGCCGACCTTTCAGACATTTAAAGATCTGAGTATTACATTTAAGAAACATCCTGTAAGTGATGATTTAATAACGGTAAAAGATAAGGCATCTATCGTTCAATCGATTACTGCCTTACTTCTTACTAGGAAGGGCGAAAGACCATTTCAACCTGAATTAGGTTGTGATATTCAGAATATATTATTTGAACCATTAGATTATGGTAGTGCTGGTATTCTCAGATCAGAGATTGCAGATGTATTGAATCGTTACGAACCACGAATTCGTGTTAATACTATTAACTGTACACCAGATGATATGAGTAATGGATATGAAGTTGAATTATCTTATACTATTGTAGGTAGAGACGATACACCAGTAGCAGTAGAATTCTTCTTAGAGCGTACACGATAATGCCTTATACTCAGGTTGCCAATTTAGATTTTGAAGATATCAAAATTGCTCTGAAGGAATACCTCAGAGCACAATCAGATTTTACTGATTATGATTTTGATGGTAGTGCATTATCAACACTAATTGATACACTTGCTTATAATACGTATTATACGGCATTTAACACTAATATGGTAATCAATGAACTATTCATTGATTCTGCCACTTTAAGAGACAATGTGGTTGCACTGGCGAAGCAATTAGGGTATAGACCCAAAAGTATTACTTCTCCTACTGCATATGTTTCTTTTGCAGTAAATTATACTAACCCAACAACTGATACTGAATTAATCCTCAAGAAAGGAACAGGATTTATTACACAGTATGATAATACAATTTATCAGTATATTGTATTAGATGATGTAAAAGCACAAGTAATTAATAATGTTGCAACATATGAGAATGTTGCTGTAAGAGAAGGAACACAAATTACTAGTAATTTTACTGTTAATACAGCATTAAAATCCCAAAGATTTATTTTAGACAATCGTAATATTGATACCAATACAATTAAGGTAAAAGTATTTCCTACCGGTAGTTCATTAGGTAGTGCATATTTAATTTCTGATAATATTTTAGATGTTGATGAAAAATCAAAAGTATTTTTCCTTGATGAAGTAGAAGATGAGAGGTATGAGATATTATTTGGTGATGGAGTAATTGGTAAGAAGTTAGAAAATAATGCAAGGGTTGAGATATCTTATCTGACTACATCAGGACCAGAATCTAATAGTGCAAAAACATTTGTATTTTCTGGTGTAATTGAGAATGTGAATGGAGTATCACCAAATTCATTTGATACAACTATTACTTTATCAGTTGCATCATCTGGTGGAGAAGAGAAAGAAAGTATTGATAAAATTAAATTCAATGCTCCAAAATCATATGGCACACAGAATCGTGCTGTAACTGCAAAAGATTATGGTGCTATTGTTCGTAATGTATATCCTGCAGTTAGTGATATTATCATTTTTGGTGGTGAAGAGCAAGAACCACCTGAATATGGTAAAGTGTTTATTGCATTAAAACCAACTGATGCTGCATTTGTTACTAATTTAACAAAACAGGAAATTGTTGCTCAGTTAAAGAAATATACTGTTGCTTCAATTCAACCAGAAATTTTAGATCCATCTATTTTATTTGTTGAATTAAATAGTAAAATTTATTATGATAGTAATATCACAAATCAAACATCATCACAAATTAAAGATGCAGTAATTGGATCAGTTCAACAATATATTGATGTTTCAGATACAGAAAAATTCAATGGTAAGTTTAGATATAGTAAATTTGTTGGTGTCATTGACAATACCGATCGTAGTATCAATTCCAATTTAACCGAAGTAATTATGAGGAAAGATTTTTATCCTCAATTAAATACTACGACATTTTACGAAATATGTTTTAAAAATGCATTTGACAAAGAATGTGATGGTCCTACCTTGCACAGTACAGCATTTAGAGTAACAGAACATCCACAATATGACTCGCTTTTAGAAGACAGGGATGGCAAAATTGTCCTATATAGACTAGATACTTTATCCAATCAAAAGGTTGTCTTAAACCCAGAAGTTGGAGAGATTAATTATGAAAAAGGTGAAGTGAAATTATATGATTTAACAATTATAAAAGGAAGTTTAGCTGATAACAAAATTTCATTACGTGTTAAACCATTATCAAATGATGTTAAATCTTTACGTGAAGTTTATCTTGACGTAGACGTTGCAAATTCAAGTTTCACAGCATACAAAGAGTAATTAGATGACTGTAAAGACCAAAAGAATTTCTACTCTTATTAATTCACAATTACCAGAATTTATCTCATCAGAATATGAGATGTTTGGTAAGTTTATTGAGAAATACTATCAATCTATAGAGATTCAAGGTGGAACTTTAGATGTTATTAGTAACATACAGAAATATCTGGATATTGATTTTTACGAGAAAAATATACTAAAACAGAATGATGTATTAGCATCATCATTAACATCTTCTGATACTACTATTACATTGGAAGATGCAAAATCATTTCCAGAAAAAAATGGATATGTAAAAATTGATAATGAGATTATTTTTTATGCAAGTAGAACTAATACCGAATTACAGGATTGTTCCAGAGGTGTTAGTGGAAATACAACTATAGGTGATTTGTATAATGAATCTAATTTCAAAACTACAGATGCTGCTGTTCATTCATTAGGATCTAAAGTTTATAATGTTAGCAATTTATTCTTATATGCATTTGTAAGAAATTTTGAATCGCAATATTTAAATTCTTTCCCAGAAAAATATCTTAAGAGAGATATTGATAAAAGAACATTAATCAAAAATATTCAAAAATTTTATAAGTCAAAAGGAACTGAAAGTTCTATTAGATTTATTTTTAACGCAATCATTGATGATGATAGTAAGCCATCAACTTATTCTCCTGTAGATTTTACATTAAAAAATTCTACATCAGATTGGGTTAATACTTATACATTAAAAGCAAAATTAGTATCTGGTAATATCAATGATATTATTGGCAAACGTATTGTACAAAATGATGAAAATTATCCATATGCTTCTGCAGTTGTAGATAATATAAAATCTTTTGGTTCTTCTGATGGAGAGGTTTACGAATTAGTTTTAAGTCCTGCATCTATCAATGGAGAATTTAGAATTTCTTCCCAGACAAAATTAAAAAAGATAGTAGATGCATCTGATTCTATTGGAGATAGAGTAAATGTAGAGTCTACATTAGGTTGGAAAAAATCTGGTTCTTTTATTATTGGTAATGAGGCATTTAAATTTGTTAAGAAAAATGCAGCACAATTCTATATTGAAGAACGTTCTTCTAGTATAACGCATGATGTAGGATCTCCAGTATACGACTATTCTCCTGTTGCATTTGGAGATGTAGAATTAATTATATTTGGTGTATTATATGAATTTGATGTATCAGAGGGTGCTCCATATTCAATAAAAGGAGATAGGGTACAAGTTAAAGACGCAGGTTTTACTACAACTGATAGAGTTTTATTTGATAAAGAGCAGCAATCATATAGATGGTATTTGAATGAATCAAATACTATTCCAAGTATTGCTAATAATAATTTACAAACACAGGCAAATCAATTTATTGCTGATGTTTCTGCAATATACGAAGATGGACAAACATATTATATTTGTTCTTCTGGATATCCTTCTTATGAAATATTAAGTGCTATTGATAACGCAACATTAGTTGATCCAAGAAATCTCAAAATTATTAGAAAAACTCCAATTTCAACTCCGGAGGTATATGAGACTAACAATAAAGAAGTTGGAATATTTCTTGATGGAACTATAGCATTTGGATATAAAGATGAAGAGTTTGTAAAATTTGGTAATATTGAAAAAATAAATGTAATTTCTAAAGGAGACTTGTATGAAAGATCTCCATATGTATTAATTAATGATCGCCCAAATAAAGCACAAGCAGTCCTTTCTGGATCAAAATTAAATTCAGTAACAATTACTGATGCAACATCTTATACTGAAGATCCTGCAGTAACAATAACATCTGGTAGAAATGCACAAGTTACTCCTATTGTTACTAATGGAGAAATTACTAGTCTTGTAATTGATAATCCTGGAGAATATTATTCAAGTCCTCCTGTTATAAGAATTACTGATACTAATGGTAAAGGAAAATTTGCCGAATATGAAGCAGTAGTATCTTTTGATGGTAAGTTAACTGATTTCGTACAAATTAATAAAGGAAGACTTTATAGTATTAACACAGTATCTGTAGATGTTATTCCTCAAGGATCTGGTGCTACTGCCCAAGCAGAGATTAAAAAATGGGTAAAAAATAGATATAAAAAAGTAGAAAATTCTATTGATACAGCAAATGGTTGCTTACTCAGTGATTACGAGAAATCCGGTAAAAAAAGATATGTAATTGTTGCAGACCCGATTAAACTAAGAGCAAGAATTGGAGATAATTTAGATAACTTTTTACAAGAACCTGCACAAAAAACACATTCTAAAATTTTAGGGTATGCATTTGATGGAAATCCAATTTATGGACCTTTTGGATATGAAAATGCTGCAGATAAAGATTCTACAATAACTAGATTACAATCTGGATATTCATTAAATAATTCTCGTCAAAATGGACCATCAACAACAGATTATCCTTTAGGAACATTTATTGACGATTACCAATGGACAGTAACTAATAGTTCTGGATACACTAGATTAGATAAAAATAATGGAAGATTCTGCGTAACACCAGAATATCCAGAAGGAACTTATGCTTATTTTGTTAGTTCTGATTCCAATAATAATCCAACATTCCCTTATATTTTAGGAAAAAATTATTACTCTGTTCCATTGGCATCAAATTATGATGCTAATATTTCACAAGATGAAATTCCTAAAAGTAGTAAGAGACTTAATTTAGGCAATTTAAGTTCAAATGGATTTAATAACTCTGCTATAATTCAATCTGTAAAAAAAGGATCTATTACAACTGCAATTGTAGAAGACTCTACTGATATTTTTTCTGTTGATAACGAATTAAATCTTGATAGTATCTTATTAGTAAATGATAAAGATACGGGTGGTAATAAAGCAGCTGCATCTGTTAGTGAAATATTTGGAAGAAAAGTAGAAAGTATTGAATCTGTTCAGACAATACCTCTTAAAATAACTACAAAATTTAATGTATACTTTTTTGATGGTGATATAGTAACACAAGAAAGCACAGGATATACTGGTGAAGTTGTTGGAGATTCATTTAACACAAGAGATATTGTTTTAAGATCTGTCACTGGATTGTTTAATGCTGAAAATAAAATTAGTTCAGATAGAACAATTATTAATGTTTTATTAGATCAAGATTCTTCTTTCAAAAAAGGTTCTATTATTGAACTGAATGATGGTGATCCGGATAATCCAGCAATTGCTGTTGGAGAAGTATTAGAGACTACAACTAAACAAAATAATTTAAAAGTAAAAGTTACTTCCGGAAGTTTCATCATTAATGATGACTATACAATAAGAAGTAACAATTTAGCAGATACTATTGGATCTAAGATTAATAGTATTAATAGTCTGAGTGACGATATAGAAATATTTTCAGTTTTTAATAATATTGCATTAGTAAAAACTGAAGACAATCATAGATTGTCAGTTGATGATAATATTGATATTGATATTATTCCGAATGATAGTAATACAGAAACTACTTATTACATAAGGAAAAGAAAATATCAACAAATAAAATTAACCCCTCAAACATACTCTTCAGTTATTGTTGATACTGGTATTGGCAAAATTGATACTATGATTGCAGGGTTTGATTATGCATCAACTACTAATGGAGGAGCAACTTTTACAGATGTAGAAGTTTTATTCTCTAATATAGAAAAGTCTCGGAATAGTATTGGGCAAACTGTTGGAAATTCTGATACTGCTGTAATTGGAAAAGCAGGAAGTGTAAACAATGCTAAAGCTACTGTTGTTGTGGGTTTCACATATGCCGTAAGTAATTCTAATGCAGCATTAAATCAAGTAACCTTATCAAACACCACTAATGTATTTTCAGGAATGGGTGTTCGTGGTAATAATATTGCTGCAGGAACAGTTGTTCTTTCTGTCAATAGAGATACTAATGTAGTTACATTACAAAATAATTCTACCTCTCCAATATCAGGAGTATTAACTGATATTGTATTCAATCCAGGCATTGTTACATCTGTAACTATAACTTCTAAAGGATCTGATTATAGAAGAGGGGATTCTATATCATTTGCTTCATCTGATTTAGATAAAGGAAACAATCAAAATGCAAGAGATTATCTTGCATTAGTAGATCATGCGGGTGTATCTACGTCAAATACTGTTATTAAGTTGAATGGTGTTATTGGTCTTTCAATAAATGATTTATTGAAAATAGGATCAGAAATAGTAAAAATTACTGCAGTAGATACTACAAATAATACTGTAACTGTAGAAAGAGCACAAAATAATACATCTGCACTTGATCATTATGATGGCGGACTAGCATCGTTAACAAATGCAGAATATCGTTTTATTGTTGGAACACACTTGTTTAATCAAGATGCATCAGATCCTTATGTTTATGATTATGATAAAAATACAAACTTATTAACTTTATATTATGATTATGGTGTATCAAGCACAAACAATATATCTTTAAGTAATTTAGT